GGCCATGATACGCGATACCTTGCTGGCTGAATCTTCGTCGATGTACTGCAGGGCGGCCTGCAGATCGAACGTATCATCAAACGTCTTTTTGATACGTGCCCACGTCTTGGCCAGGAACTTGGCCGTGCTCTCCGTATTGAGGCGATGGCCCTCCATGGCCCATGCCCAGGCCTTCTTGATGAACGCCGTCCCGTTAATCCAAGCCGCTTTCATCGTATGGATGAGATTCGTCCACGTCGTCGCCAGAGCGAAGCCCGTGTCCTGCAGGACGCGGGTCATCTTTGCCTTGAAGCCGAACCATTGGTCGGAAAGATACTTGATGCCCCGTGCCCACGCCATTTTGAGCGTCAGCCACATAATCTTGGCCGCCCCGGCAATGTCGCCCCGAGCCAAAGCCTCGCCGATACCCCGCCAGGACTCTTCGGCGTCGTCCTTGAGCGAAATGAACTTCTCACCCAGACGGCCGAGGGCCTTCTTACCCTTGTCGGTGTGGGTCGCCAAGGCCCCCCCCATCGTCGCTACACCCGCCGCAACCAAGCCTAGCGGTGACAGGATAGCCGCCAGCACGATGGGGATGGTCTTTAAGACCGTCACCACCAGACCCAGGGCCGTGCCCAACCCGCCAATGATCGTGCCCAACGCCGCGATGGCGATACCACCCACAAAGACGGCGGCCGCGACTTTTGCCACCACGACGACAAGCTCACGGTTCTTGCCAACCCACTCACTGATTCGAGTACCGACGGTAGCGATCTTGTCGGCCAGGGATTCGAGTTTTTTGGCCAGGGCCGCCCCCACACGAAAGACACCCATCTTCACGACCTTGCCGAGCTTATCCATGGCGTCGGTAAAATCCTCAGCCGCCTTGGCATCTTCTGCCGACATGGTCAGCCCCAGTCGCCGAGCTTCCTCTTGGAGCTTCTCAATACCGGCAGCACCTTGAGCGAACATCGGCAGCAGGTTGGTGCCGGTCCGACCCATAAGGCTCATGGCTATCGCAGCCTTTTTGGTTGGATCTTCGACTTGGCTTATTCGATCAGCCAACAACTTGAATTGGTCGATGGGCAACAGTCCGTCCAGGTGTTTGAATTCCAACCCCAGATCGGCTAATGCGTCTGTCTGTGTCGACAAACCCCGCCCCGCGTCATAAATACTCCGCTGCATTTTGCGAAAAGCATTCTCCAGTGTGGCGAATTCCGTGCCAGTCTGCGACGCGACGAAACGCAACTCACTTAGAGCCTCGACCCCTACGCCTGTTCGTTTACTCATCTTAGCAACGCCATCACCCATTGAGCTGAACGCCTTGGCCGCCAGGGCCATAGGCGCGATCGCCATCGTGCCCAGGCCCGCCATCTTGAGGCCCATGGTGCGAACATTGGCCCCGAAGGCTTTTATCTGCCTCGACGCCAGCCTCAAACCTCGGACTAACCTCGAGTTGTCCGCGTACAGCTCAACGAAGGCCTTGCCTGCTCGAATGCCCTTGGTACCTGCCACTGCGTTACTCCTTGGCCGACTGTCGCTGCTTGATCTCTTCCACGCGTTTCAGCAGTTTGTTGGTCACCTCGTCCGTTTGCTTAGCGATGGTCTGGACCTGCTCGTCGGTCAAATCCTCGGCCACGGTATCGGCCAGCTGCATAAACAACTCCACCCCCTTGAGTGCCAGAGACGCTATCACCATCGCTGTCTGTGGGTCCATTTGCTTGCCGCTCCTTTCCGTTCTGTTCACAGGCTATCAACTTGTCCAAGTTCTCCGTAAAGCGTCCGATGGCCTCGGCAGGCGGTGTGCCACTCAAGAGCGACGTCTGCCACTCGTTCAAGGCTTTGTGGGCCAGTTCGATGTAGACTGAGGCGTCCACCAGTTCCTCGTCGGAGAGATGACCGGCGTCATGCAGGAGCAGGACGGACTTGACCGTCTGCTGATAGCTCGCCGACGCGACCGCCCAGGATTGACGCGGTGTCAACTGATGCGTCCCACAGCCCGACTGGCCCAGCAGCAGGCCCACCAGCACCAGGGCGTAGACGACGATCAGAAGACAGAATGACCACCGGGCATGTCTTGCATCACGTTCCTTGGTTAGCATGGGCCACACTACCCTTCTCCCCCTCGATCTTGGCGCTCCGGTAAAAGATGTCTTTGACGGCAGCCGGGATATCGCTGGCCTCCTTGACGATGCGACGAATCTCATCGGCAGTGATCGTCTCATCGGTGCTGGCGTCGATGATGGCGACGAACAGTTCCTTGATCTCCACCAGCAACTTGCGGGTCTTGAGTGCGTAGCCGGCAACGGCAGTCACCGTCAAAATGGCTGTCACCAGCAGCCCCAGGGTTTCCAGATTCATGGCTCGCTCCTTCCCGCCGTTGCGGTTTCTGTGACGGGTGGGCCGACGATAATCTCGTGCGTATGGCCCACCAGTCCGTTGACGATTGCTGCCATCTGCTGCAGTTGCTCAGAGAGTTCCAATAATTGCCGCTGCAGCTCGGCAATATCGGATTCGACGTCTACGTCAGGAGGAGGCAGATCGCCGTTCAATGCCACGTCGCAGGACACGCCATTGACCAGACAACCGATCGAACACAGCTGCGTGCCCCCAGTTACCTTCTCCTGAATCACCCGCCAGCCATATTGGTACGTGCAATCGATGGCCTCAGCCTCGACCGTACAGTTCATGGCCGCCTGCAATGCAATCAGCTGCATGGTGGTGACGTTCTCGAACCGCACCTCGACCAGAACGTTGGCACATTCCCAACGCTCGGCCAGACTGTTATCGCACCGGCCCCCCAACGACAGCACCGAGTAGGGATACAGGCCCCGGCTCACTGTCAGATGGAGCCGGCCCGCTGTCTTATGCGACCCTTTATCACGAAAGGCACAGGCGTTCTTGGCTCCGTCGGCCTCATCCAGAGGGTTTTTGATATGCAAATCGTCAAAGACATAACCATCACCGCCCATATCGACGCCGTCTTGACCGGCCCCGCTGACGATGACGGAGCCATAAAAGTTCAGATTCCGGCACGTCCATGCCACCGGGTTATTTTTGACATCGAAGGTGACCTTCAGACCGTCTTCGCGGGCCTGCATCAGGTAGAGCTCTGCCGACTCAGCCAGCTCAATGTCACTGCGACTGACATAGAGATTATTACGCCCACCCACGATGGAGAGTCGCCCCTCCAACCGCAGATGCAACGGCTGGCCATTGCCACTGAGTACGAACGCCGAACCGCTTTGCGTCGACGCATCCAGAATCGCGTCGACACACTTGAGCGTGATGGGCTCTTCCCGCGTGCCGGCCACGCCGGAGGGGATACGCCACGTCCCCTGATGATAGCCGCTGATCGTCACCACATCACCCGGCGCGAGCCTGCCCAGCAGCGACGATGTCTCGCTGGCAGTGACAACATACTCGGTAGCCGACGCGGGCGTCATCAGACAGGATGGGCACAGCATCATGAGCCAAAACAACACGATACACCATAATCTTTTCAACATTGTGCTACCTCACTCTTGGCGTAAATCCTTCGAACATCTCTTTCATGAATGCCAGGTCCTCTTTGCTGGCTGGCCCCTGGCATTTCTTCTTCTGACGGTACGGATTGAACTCGTCGGGCTTGTAGGGTTTGCGGTGTTTCTTTACGTCCCGATGGATGGTGGCCAGTATCGCCATGAGCGACGACATTTGCGCCCACGCCGCTTGGAGTCGCCCTTCGGCCATCCAGTCCAACTCACGCAGCGTCAGGCCGTCAGGGGCGACGCCGACGATGCCGGCGAGCCAGTAGACGCTTTGCCAAGGGCCTGGTCGAGTGTCGCCTCGATGTCCATGTCGCTGATCTCCGTCGTAATCCGCTCCGTCGCCAGTTGGACCAGACTGCCCTGTTTCTGAATCGCGGCGGCCCGATCGGTCCGGCCGCGCTGGCGGAAAAAATCAACCAGCTCCCCATACAAGGCCTCGACGGCATGGGTAATCGCCTCGCCGCCCAGCGACTCGCCGAAGGCCTCATCGGAGATGCCCTTCTCGTCCGCTTGCGGTTTAATGAGGCAGTAGAGCACGTCGCAGAGCAATATCTCGTCCGTACCCAAGCGCACCAACAACGGCGGCTCGCCCTGCTCGGGCGCAAGGATATCCACCCCCAGCAGGTCGCGGACCCGCTTGGCGCTGCCGATGGTGATTTGCAGCTTCCACGCGCGGTCCTGGTTGTCCTTAAATTCTCTCACAGAGGGCTCCTTCCTGTGCCGGTTATCCGAGCACGATCTCCATGTCCAACGCCTGCGTCGACGTGCCGGACAGGTCCAGATCGCTGTTGGTGGGGCTGATATCCGCCCCGCCATCGTTGGTGAAGAACGTCGCCTCCGCACCCGGTTCCAGCGTGACGCTAAAGCCAGACCCGAAGCCGTCGTAACCATTGGCGGCGCCTTCGGCGATGGTGATCGCGTTGGCGTTGGCAGACGGATTCCGCACCTTCATGGCCTGGACCCGCAGGCCCGTGCCCACCACCGCCGCGCCATTGGTGCCGGTCAGGTTCTCCAAGTCCACCGTCGCCGCCCCGGCAGTCAGCGCCGCTTGCAGAGCCGCCACCTTCGTCACCGGCGGCGTGCTGGCGGCATTGAGCTCCGACGTTGTGTTGAACTGGTCGTGCGTCACACGCCTTTTCGTCGCGGCGGCCGCCGGCACGTTGTCTTCCAAAGTCTCGACGGCGGTCAGATTCGCCGTGTAGGTCAGAGCGACACTCATAGCAATCTCCTAAGGTTATCGTCCGTAGTTGTCTGTTTTTTGGCAATCCATCAACGCCCAATCCAGACGGCGGTTTACACCTCGACCCACTCTTCGAACTTGGAGAGCTTGGCCGTCACGCTGATCACGATGCCCTCCTCGAGCGGCTCGCTGCGGCTGAAGTTGGTGATGGTCCAGTTGCCACGTGGGCCTTCCGCACCGGTCGTGGCCTTGTCGTCCGTCAGGAAGCACATGGCCAGTTCGGTGCCGTTGAGGTAGGCGTCGCGAATGGCGGCCAGGGCGGTGTCCGACGGCTTCCAGACCATCTCGAACTCGGCAGACGCCTCTTTCAGTGTCGCCGCCGTGGCCCGCCAGCCGGAATTCGCCCGCGTCGTCACATCCGCTTCGCCCGCATCGAGCGAGAGGTTGACGTCCTTGACATTGGTCAATTCGACCAGATTGACCAGGGGGGTATCGGCCGTGCCGTAGTACGCCTTGGCGTTCATGCCCAGTTGAAAATCCATCGCTTATCTCCTGTTGCCATGGTTACGTGATGCTGTCGCGCCACATCTCGGGCAGGCGGGGTTCCACTTTGCTAAAGGCCGGCCCCATGTAGGGTCTTGCTCTCACCTTAACCCGCTGCGTTGCTTTGCGCGGGCCCAGTTCTACTTGTGTTGTGCCACCGTGTTCCAGCACTTGTGGGGCTCCAGTATCCTTACTGTTCAGTTTGACTGGCCCAATCACCACCGAGCGAGTCAATCGTTCGTAACCGAAGAAGATGAACCGCCGCAACAAACCCGTGTGCGAGCTGGGCGGCTCACCCGGTTTCGACGTTCTTTTGCGTTTGCGGATGCTATGCCGCGCTTCCGTCCGCACAAAGGCCCCAAAGCGCGAGAGCACCCGCCGCGTGGTCCGATCCACAGCCGTCATGACCTTCGGCTGATCAAAGAACATGCCCTTCATCTGGTTGAGTTTCATGCCGCTCATCAGACTACCTCGCCAGCCTGTAGGTCAGGGTGATCACGCTGGTAAACAAGCGGTTCTCGACCAGGTGGTCCAGGGCATAGACCGGATCGTTGCGGCTGCGCACCCACTGCACGCCCGCCGTCTGCGACAATGCCCGTGTGGCCATGTAATCGATGATGTTCTCCACCAACTCAATCAACTCCGGCCCCTCGGCATCGATATCGGAGAGGCGCTGCTGGACGCCCACGTCGATTTCGACCTCGACGCCCACCTGACTGCGATTCAACCGGCTCATCTCGACCGCACGAGGCACCACCGTCACCTTCAATGTGCCCAACGCTTCATTGGTGTGCTTGGGCAATAGCTTACGCTCAGCGGTGAAGGCGGGCACCAAGCCCGACTGATTCAGCTCGAACACCACCGCGTCGGCAACGTCAACCGTCGTAGGCATGCTGCAAGACCTCCCAGGCCAGAACGGCCAGATGCACCAGAACGGTCCCGACCGCCATTACCAGAGAGCCAACGGCCAGCCAGAGCAGCCGGTTGCGCCGCGACTCGGCCTGTTCCAACCGGTCGAGGCGGCCGTTGAGACCGACGCGGCCGTTGCCGCGAATCGCCTCGTCCATCACATCCAACTTGCGATGGATTTCGGCAAATTCACCCTTGCAGTACTGTTCATATTGCTCGCTGGTTGCACACGTCATTCGGTCGCCACCTTCTTGGTATGAATCCGCAGTCGCTGATGGTACGGATCGCTGTAGCGGTAGTGCCCTTCACCGGGAATACTCATCACCTCGTAGACGCCGACGGTCCCATCGTCGTAGGTCAGGCGAAACTGATCGCCCTCCTGCGGTATCCAGGGCAGATCGGCCGTTGGCACCACAAAGTCCACCGCTTCGGCCCGGACCGCCGGGCCATAGTCGTCGTTTACCTCGTAGTCGGTTCTGCCGAGGGTGGCGTCGAGGGCGACCTGCTGCGCGCTGCCCTGGCGGGTGCACGTGACCGGTTGTGCAGCATGTTTCTGCTGCATCTGGCCGAGCCAGTCGGAGCCAGTCTTTAACAAGTCAGCCATCGACGCCTACCCCACACGAAAAGAGGATGCTCTGGTTACGCGTTGGTCGGCACGTAGCGAATCACCAGCGAGCCCGACGCCAGATCGGCTGTTGCCCCGTTGGTGATCGAGAACAACACATGCTCGCCGGCGGTGAGCACCTTGTGCGTTGCATCCAGTGTGCCCAGGTCCTCATAGTCCGAGGTGGGCGGCTGCGTTGCCGTATTGTACGTCTTGGTCACGATGGCGTTGGAGGCGTCATCCTCCAGCAGGATGACCGACGTGTTGGCGTCGTCCACACCGGCGGGGGCGCCGTCAAACATGACGCCGATGGAGGTCAGCGTCACCGCCCGAGGATGCACAAACGCCAGTCGGTCAGCGATGTCGCCGCCCGCAGCGAGATCTTCAAACGGAATAATCACCATCTGCTCGGCGTGGGCGTCATTGAGCGTCACTGCGCCCGTGCCGTCAA